ACTCGATGGTTGCACTTCCGACAAACCCGATCTAGGCGCTTCACTCCCTGCTCTGTCTCCCAGATCCACCAGTATTCGCAACGTGAGCAGCACCACAAGCCCCGCCTCATACCCATTCCTCCCCGTCCGGATAGATGATGCGAATCTTCTCACCGTGAGCCGAGCGCAGCCAGTACACGAGATTAGCGATTACCTCATCTTTGTTCTTAACCCGCGTGGTCGTCCAGTCGCCGTCGTCGGCATCATCACGCTTGATGATGTAGGTCATGCTGAATCACCTTCTCTGCGGAGTTCGTGCTTGATCCCAGCTCGAGTAATGAAACAGTCCTGACCCTGTACGTCATGGATCTGCTCGAACGACTGAACCTCGAAGACGATTTTACAGAACCGGCAAACCATTCTGAGGATCATTGGTTCGCCTCCGAATCAATGTGATACTCGGGCAAATTCTTCACTCGGTTCGCCCTCATCCCGTTGAAGATGCCTGAGAGGTTCGCTAGTGCCTTATTAGCGCGATCTAAGGCCACCGAATCGCCCCGAGGTACTCCGCGCCGCAAGATGGCGTGCGTTCGCTCCCTGAGTACCTCATCGATCATGAGGGCGGTCAATATTTCATATTCAGCATGCCGGATATTCCGGTATCGCTCGACGTTCGGTTCGCGGGCCATAGCCCGCATGGGGAGGCCGTCCCTAGATAACAACGGCGCTGCTGCTGTCACCAGTTCACTACAATTCAGAGGTATAGGCATCTCCACGATCCCGCCGAACCCGATTCATCGCTCTCTCGGACATGGGCGGGTGTGGTGGAGGGCCACCGAAACGAGAGGATTAAGGCCGGGATGGGGGCGTGTCCGGTCGGGTTGATCACATCGTTCTCACCGATCTGTTGGTTGTGGGCGGTTTTGCTCTCATTTTGGCCGTCCTGATCCTGATTCACCGATCAACGATGATTCTGATCGCCCAACTACTCGAAGAGATCGATGCTAGAGTCGCTCTAGCAATCAAAGCGGTCGTTCAAGACCTGCAGATCGAGGGGATCGAACCGATCAATCCGATCCAGCAACTTCTCATGGGATTCGTGGCCGAGAAAATGAATGCGGCGAAATCCCCCAGAGATTTGAAGGGGCAATTCACGCCTGTCATAGAGATGGATAAGGATCTTTGATAGTCCGACCATACAGGCGCTCTAGTATGGCCAAGCGGAAGACGAAGCGTCGAAGATCACCTAAGACAATCGGTTTGCTCAACGTCTTGGAGAGCCTGACGTATGCGACGATCCTTTCTGAGGGCGTAGCTGGGACGAGCGTCTTCGGCCTGTTCGGTGATACCGATCTTCAACAGTCCTCTGTCTATGATCAGGGACTCGGACTGAGTACCATGTCGTGGACTGGCGGATCTGCGCTGAGTCTGGGCGATATAGTTTCAGAACCGGGACAGGCACTTTCGATCATGCAGACAAATTTCTCCAACAACTGGAAAAATATGGCTGTTTCAAGTTTCGTCACTGGATTGACATTTAAGTTTGGGCGCCGCCTACTTTCTCGTCCGATAAATAATATCAACCGCAACATCATGTCGAAAATCGGCGTAGGAATCAGGATTTGAGCGTATGGCTAACGTACAGTCCTATGGACAACTCATTTCACGAACTGGGGCCGTGATCCCAGTTTTCAACGCCGCAACGACCGAGGGAACCGAGGATAATATTCAGACCGATTTCAATTATGTCGGATCGGCTCAAGATGTAGGCACTTACGGCAACCAACTAGGGCGTTTCGTCCTAGCACGGGGAGGCTGGATCGCAGAAACGGACGCCTCATACAATTACATTCGTTCAGCTGGCGTGATCAAGGCTGTCGTCCCGTTCGGCTCCGGCAAAGATGGGGGCGTGACTCCAATACCCGCACCTCTGCCCTACCCGAAGGAATTAGAGTCCGGAGATCAATTGATGGTGATGGCTAACGGTGTCTCATCGAGGATGGCTTCGGTATCGGTTGCCTGTTCAAATGGTGAATACCATGTGTTCATCGTCACACCCTCGGGATCAGGCGAGCATGAGTTCGTGTCGATCTTGACCGGCAACGGGATCGGTACGACATTACAGGGACGAACCTGCACTCACTGGATGGCTCAAGCCGGGAACAATGATGCAGAAGTGACCTCCTCGGCCATGCTCCTAGACGGATCAGGAATACCGACCGGATCTCTAGGTTTAACCGCCTCCGGTGGCGCCACCTCCACACAGTTTCAACCCTCAGGCGGATTACCCATACATCTCAACAGTCGATTGGTGTTCAGGACTGACGGGTGATCCCCGATGGCTAAGGCAAGCAAAGCGGCGAAGGGCAGGGTTCGCCGTGCGACTATGGGCGAGAAGGCTTCGCTCAGAAAGTCAGCGCGTCTTCTGGCTGACTTTGATCTGATTACTCAGAAGCGGTATGAAGCCATCGTGAGGACGACCGAAGCACGGAGGTGATCCGGTGTATTCGTCCTATCAATCTCGATCCATAACTGTCGCAGCCACCGATCAGGGATATGCGACCGGCCTTGTGACGGCAGGGCCAAAGGCTCGCGTCGTTCTGTATCTGTCGCTCTATTCCGGCACTAACACGGCGAATTCTGCTGTCAACTTCGGCGTGTCCGGAGTCAATGAGGACAATAGCCCCGGCAACGAATGGAATTACGCAGCTGCTGGAGCGAACCCGTTTTACATGGCCACACAAACCTCGGGGATCGTATCTAACTTCACTCAACTGAACCCCGACAACATCGCCCCCAGTCACGACAAACAAAACAACGCCGGAGTTCCGATCATCATACCCCCCGAACACGTCTTCTCAAGCACGATCGCAGATACAAACCTGAACGGGACCATAGTCGTGAACATCATCACCGCCGAGATCGGTGAATAACATGCCTAAGGCCAAGCCTGATCAAGTGATAGTTCACCGTATCGAATTTCAGGAGTCAGAAAGGGAGCTACTCTCAGGACTGACGGCTGCGTTCCAATTCAACCGGATCGCTGAACCGATGGTCAAACTCCTGAACGATGTGACTGGGACCGTCACAGTCCTCACACTGCTCGCGGCCAGTGGCCTACTGGCTGGACTGTCCTTCGTGTTCATCTTCGACCCCGAGTCCCTCACTGATCCTATCGAGCAGTTCCTCGGGCAGCTGCAAGAAGCAAAGGATCAGGCCGCCGCACTAGGTGGAGATCTAGCGGCTGCGGGTCGAAGAGGCGCTCTCTGGGGATCGATAGACCTGCTCGAACAATTGCTAGGCGTGAATATCCCAGACTTCGGAGGTGGATTCGAGAACCCGGTCACACCAACCACAGACACGTTCAGGACGCCCGGTCAAAACGATCCGGTTGATCTCTGGATGAACAATCTCGGCGTGGCCAGTTCGACCGAAGATCTGTGGAGGAGTGCATATTCTAATTACGGCTCATCTCGGTAATTTTTCCGCTATTCGGATTTCTCAAATCAAATTCGGCTGGAATCGCACTTTTGATTTTGCTGCAGTCCCAGGGCGAGATTCGAAATCCGGAAATTACGTATTTGGGCTAAGTCCAATCCTCTAGACCCTTTTGCGTGGTCTGCATGGCTAGTCTCACCGATCTCAACGCCGCTTCTCTCATATGATCGAAACGGGCGATCCCTGATCCGTCAAATGAGTCGGCTATGATGGCCCAATAGAATATCTTCATCGGCGTATTGACCCTACCAACGTGAATCCACGTTCCCAGCTCCTTCGCATGCCGGCATATCGACATCGCCGCCGGGGATTCTTTGAAGTGATTGGTACCGCCAATGAAGACGCACTCAATCAGCTCCCAAGGGACCGAATCAACGGTCGCCCCATCTTGCGCGACATAGGCGCGTTTGTCTTCCAATCCTAATTCTTTGATCCAATAATGAAAGAGGACTGTGGTTGATCCCGAGTCGCCCAGATAATCAGGCATTACGATCCAGTCACAAAGCGGATCGTGTTTGGCTTTCAAGGCCATCCGGACGAACGCGGGTTCATTGAATTCAGTGAAGGCGCCGTTGTCAAGGCCGTAGTGAATGAGGTTCAGAGAATCAACCGCATACTGAGTCAAGGGCGTCCTCAATTGCATGATCGTGAGGTCGGGGTTCTCTCTCCTGATCCCGTGAATAGAGGTCGAGGACATATCGAGCATCGGGATCATGGATTGTACACCACCAGCGGGTTATCCTTCCAGCAATCTGAACAACACCACGAAGGGGAGTGGCGTTGGTTGAGGTGACCCCTTCCTCGACGAACGACCATGACGGCCCCACAATGCTTCTTCTTCCGGCAAACCATACACATCTTCGTTCGATGCGTAGGGAATCCGAGCGCCTTCCATGTCGGCATTCACTCGTCCTCCTTCGTCGGGTCGCCTTGAGACTTCGATGACCAACGCTTCTTGGCCGCTGCGACTCTGGATGATCGGACGAAGGTTGTCGAGTCAAACCCAATCAGACTATCCTCATGCTTCTTGATATTCGTCCGTCTTCGATTCCTCCGCAGCTGTTCGCTGCGGATCGAGGACACTGGCCGATAGGCGGGGTACTCAAGGATTGAGTCGGTCCTACTCCGCCCTCTGTTTCCAGACTTCCGGGTTAGCATCGCCTGTACTCGATGGTTGCACTTCCGACAAACCCGATCTAGGCGCTTCACTCCCTGCTCTGTCTCCCAGATCCACCAGTATTCGCAACGTGAGCAGC